TGCTGACATCCCCCGGCGTGACGGCGTGGGAGTCCAGTCTGGCAACGGCGGGATCAACCGGCACTGCTACGTACACGACCGCAGCGTCTCGGCAGCTCGCACACATCGTCGTCGCCGTGGCCCCGGCTGCTGGCGCGGCGTCCACAACCGCGACACTAACCGCCACAATCGGCGACTTCACGCTCTCCGGCAGCGTCACCAGCGTCGCCCCCGTGGCGACAACCGCCAGTCTGACGGCCACACTGGGCAGCGTCACCCTAACGAGCAGCGTTACAGCGGCGGCACCTGGCAGCGCCGAGGGAACGCTATCGGCCACGCTCGGCGATGTCACCCTGACGGGCTCGGCAACCTCGACGGCACCGGGCAACACGGACGCGGACATGTCGGCCACGCTGGCGGACGTGACGCTCTCGGGAAGCGCGACGGCGGGCGCGGCGGGTGCGGTAACGGGCACGCTGGATGCCATGCTCGACGCCGTGACCTTGAGCGGATCGGCCGCCAGTGTTGCCCCTGGGAACACGTCGGCCAGCCTGACGGCAACGCTCGATAGCGTCACCCTGTCGTCATCGGTGCTCATCACCGTCTCGGGCACGGTGGCGACGCTATCGGCGACGTTGGACGCCTTTACCCTGAGCGGTGCGGCAACGCACACCGGACCGAGCGGATCGACGGCGAGCCTGACGGCGACGCTGGGAAGTGTCTCACTGACAAGCGTCGTCTACGCGGCCCTGCTGCAAGGGCTGACCCGCTTCGGCTCGACGGCCCGAGTCGACCTCGTCGACCCCCGATCCTCGACGGCCCTCGCCGACCTGGTCGACCCCCGATCCTCCACCGCGGAGCCCGACTGATGCGGCCCGAGACGCTCCGCCAGACGATCGGCACGACGGCCCGCTGGATCGTCACCCTCCGCAAGGAGAAGACGCTCCAGCCGGTCACCACGTACGCCGGCACCGAGACGCTGGAGCTGGTGATCTCCGAGGGGGCCTACGGCGAGCAGTCGCTCTCTGGGGCCTCCGGGGTCGCGTGGCGCGGGCGGCTGGCCGACGACACGATCGTCACGGGGTCGGCCGCGGCGGACATCGGCCAGGTCACCATCACCGTCGACGACTCGGACGCGACATCGCTGGGCGTCGGCACCTACGGCCTGTCGGTGATCCTGACCGACGGCTCCGAGCCGATCGAGGTCTACAAGGCAGCCCTGGTGATCGAGCCGATCTGATGGCGGACCTCCTCAAGACCGGCCTCGCCTGGCTGACCGGCCAGCTCGCCGCCCACGTTTCGCAGGAGGTGGTCTACCGCCGCGGCGGGGCCGAGGCGGCCGTGCGGGCGACGGTCGGCCAGAAGCTGCTGCGGCTGGCCGAGGCCGACGGCGGCATCCGCATGGAGTGGACCGACCTCGACCTCTGCATCCCGGCGGTCGACCTGGTCGTGGGCGGCGTGGCGATCGAGCCTGAGCGTGGCGACGAGATCCGGGTGACGCGGGCTGACGGCGTGGTCGAGACGTTCGAGGTGCACGCGTTCGGAGGCGAGCCGCCCTGGCGGTGGGCGGACCCGCATCGGTCGATGGTCCGGGTGCACCTGAAACTGGTCGGATCGGAGCGGATCGTCTGATGGGCGCCACGATCGTCGACATTGCCGACGCAGTGGTCGAGTCGCTCAACGCGGCGACGCTGACGCTCGGCCTGGCGGCGGTGCGGTCCTACCTGCCCGTCTACCAGGTGCAGGACCTCGACGAGCTGCGGGTGGCGGTGGTGCCCGGCGGCTTCCTGATGGCCCTCGCCAGCCGAGCCGTCGACCAGTTCGACTACACGGTCGACGTGGCCATGCACCGGCGCCTGAAGACGGTCACCACATCGCCGACCGCGACGGTCGACATCGACCCTTACCTCCAGCTCGCCGAGGACGTGGTCGACCTGTTCCGCGGCAAGCCGCTGACGCTCGCCTCCGGCCTGGTCGTGCACTGCACCGACGCCGCGGCCGCACCCCTGTTCGACCCGGCCCTGCTCGACCAGCAGCGTCTGTGGGCGGCGGCGGTGAGCCTGACCTTCCGCACGCAGAGGGCCCGCCCGTGATCGCCCTGAAGGTCGACAAGGTCAAGGGCCTGTATTTCGACCGGCCGGCGGTCACCAACGCCGTCGACAAGGCGACCCGGCAGGTGCTCTCGAAGTTCGGGGCGTTTGTGCGGAGACGCGCCCGGACGTCGATGCGGAAGAAGAAGGGCAACAGCCCGCCCGGCTCGCCACCCTACGTCCAGACGGGCCTGCTGAAGCAGTTCCTGTTTTTCGCCTTCGACCCCGACAAGAAGTCGGTCGTCATCGGCCCGGCCCTGCTCAACGGCACCAAGCAGAAGGGCACGGCCGAGCGGCTGGAATATGGCGGCACGCTCGCGGGCAACGGTCGGGTGGCCTACATCACCAACCAGGTCGGCCGCGACCAGGCCGGCCGGTTTACAAGCGGCGGCGTCACCCGCGTCGAGCTCAACGGGACGCTGACCTACCGCCCCCGTCCCTTCATGCGCCCGGCCCTCGCGGCCGAGCTTCCTGGCTTGCCCGCCATGTGGCGGGATTCCGTTCGATAGGCAACCCCCGAAACAGGGAGTCCCGCAATGGCAATCCGGCTCGGCCTGGACGCGAAGCTGTACGTCAACAGCTCCGAGGTCACCAACTGCCGCGACCTGACGCTGTCACTCGAGAAGGCGACGGCCGACGTCTCGACCCGCGGCAACAACGGCTGGCGTGCGATGGTCGGCGCGTTGAAGGACGCGACGCTGGAGTTCCAGATGGTCTGGGACACGGCCGACGCCAACTTCACGACGATCAAGGACGCGTTCCTCAACAACACGAATCTCTACGTGTCTGTCGAGGACGGCGGCGGCGCGTACGGGGCCGGCTCCGGCCTGCAATTCACCGGCATGGTGGAGAACTTCAGCCGCAACGAGCCGCTCGAGGAAGCCCTCACCGTGGACGTCACCATCCGCCCGACCTACGACCCGGCCAACCCGCCGGAGTGGATCGACTAAGCCATGCGATCGTTCACGGACACCAAGGGCCGCATCTGGCCCATCGTGATCAACGTGGCGGCCGTCAAGCGATGCCGGGGCCTCGTCGGGGTCGACCTCTACGGCCTGGTCGAGAATCAGTTCCGGCCGCTTGCCGACCTGCTTGCCGACCCGGTCAAGCTGGTCGATGTCCTCTACGTGCTGTGCATGGCCGAGGCCGAATCCCGCGGTATCAGCGACGAGCAATTCGGTGAGGGGTTTGCAGGCGACGTGCTTGAGGCCGCAGCCGACGCCTTCCTGGAGGAGTTGACCGATTTTTTCCAGAACCCCCGCGTGAGGGCGGGGCTCCGGAAGATCACGACAGCGGCCAGGACGGTGCGGGATCGGCTGATGGATCAGATGGAGGCGGCGATGGAGACGATCGACGCCGAATCGGCAGCGGCGGCATTGATCGCCTCGTCTGGCAGCTCGCCGGCATCGTCGGCGTCGACCCCGGCCCCCTCACCCTCCGCGAGCTGAACGCGATGGCCGAGGCGCGGTCGCGTGCGGAGTGGGATCGTACCGCGTCGATTCTGTGCCTGATGGCCAACATTAAGCGCGACCCGAAGAAGAAGCCCAAGGCTTACCGACTGAGCGACTTCCACCCGCATCACCAGAAGGCCGCTAAGCTGCCGAAGGTGAAGCTCTCCGAGGTCAGGGAGATGCTGGGCTCCCTCGCAAGGCCTCGGCCTTCGCGATGATCTCGTCGGCGCTCAGCCCATGCAGGGCCTTGATCGTCTCGGAGGCCGACATCGGGGCAGCGGGGCTCTCTCCGCGTGCCGCGCTCGCGGCCCGCTGCAACGCCGGCCCCATCGACAGGGCCATCACGGCCCCCATGAACCGCCTCTTGCCCGCGTCGTCGAGCGTCGAGCCGATCCGCTCGATCGACGCCTGAGCTGTTTCGTCTGTCGTGGCGTCAACGGTCGGCGGTCCTCCGCAGCCGCAGAGCGTAGCGAGCAGCAGGCACGTAGCGATCAATCGCATCTCGATAATCCCCAGGATGTGACGCATGGCGGCTACGACCGGGTCGATTCGAGCCGGGCGGGCTTTCGTCGAGGTTAGCTCAAACGACAGCCTCCTGCAAAAGGGGCTGCGTCGCGCCGAGGTCCGCCTCCAGGCGTTCGCCAGTGCGGTCGGGAGATTGGGCACGAAGTTCGTCCAGCTCGGCGCGGCCGCGGCGGTTCCGCTGGCGACGACGTCCAAGGTGTTCGCCGACTACGAAAGCCAGATGGCTCGCGTGCGGGCGCTGACCAACGCCAGCGACGGCGACTTCCAGCGGCTCGGCGACAAGGCAAAACAGCTCGGCCGCGACACCGTCTTCTCCGCCGCCCAGGCCGCCGAGGCCATGGGCAACTTCGCGCTCGCAGGCTTCAAGGTCGACCAGATCCTAGAGGCGGTCGGCCCGACGCTCGACCTCGCGGCGGCGGGCCAGATCGAGATCGCAGCCGCGGCCGACATAGCCGCCAAGATCATGAGCGGAATGGGCATCGAGGCCACCGACCTCGGCAACGCGGTCGATGTGATGGCCAAGGCGATGACGACCGCCAACACGGACATCCTGCAGCTCGGCGAGGCGTTCAAGTTCGTCGGGCCGATCGCCAAAACGGCCGGCATCTCGCTGGAGGAGATCACCGCCGCGATCCAACTCCTCTCGAATGCAGGCGTCCAGGGCGAGATGGCCGGCACGTCGCTCCGCGGCATGATCCTCAGCTTGGCCTCGCCCTCGAAGGAAGCCCAGGATCTGCTCGCACAACTCGGCGTCTCGGCGAAGGACGCACGCGGCAACTTTCGGCCACTGACGGCGATCTTCCGCGACTTCGAGCGGGCCCTCTCCGGCATGGGCAGCGGCCAGCGTCTGGCCCTGCTCGGCACCATCTTCCCCGATCGTCAGGCCGCCGGCGCGGCCGAGCTGGTGGCCCAGGGGGCCGATCGGCTGGCGGAGGCGACCGCCGCCCTCGGCCAGTCGACCGGCACCGCGGCCCGAATCGCGGGCGTGCAGCTCGACACCCTTCGGGGGTCGGTGGACATCGTCCTCTCGTCGCTCGAAGGACTGGCCATCGAGATCGGTGCCGCGCTGGCCCCGACATTTCGGCGGTGGGGCGACAGGATCGTCGAGGTGACGAACCTGCTGGCGACCCTCGTGAAGGGCAACGGGCCGCTAATCGTCGCGTTCGCAAAAGGCGTCGTCGTGCTCACCGCAGCTGGGGCCGGCCTGATCGGGCTCGGTCTTGCGGCCAAGGCGGCGAGCGTGGCGATCGGCGGACTCCGCATTGCTCTATCGCTGGTCGTGTCTCCTCTCGGGCTCATTGTCGCTGCTGCGGCTGCTGCAGGTGCAGCATTCCTGGCGTTCACCGACGTCGGCCGCAATGCGATGGCGGGGCTGCGGGCCGACGTGGCGACCGCGATCGACGGCATGGCGGCGGCGATCCGGTCGGGGAACCTGCAGCTCGCGGGGGAGATCCTCTGGGCGACGCTCAGAGTGCAGTGGCTCAAAGGCACGACGTTCCTCCGCGGCATCTGGGAAGACTGGTCGACGGCCATCGTGCTCGGCTTCGAGGCGTTGACTCACGACGCGGACCGGCTGGCGGTCGACCTCTGGGCCGGGCTGCAGTCTGCCTGGGTGCGAGGCTCGGGCGCCATTGCCGACCTCTGGGCGGGATTCACGCTCGGCCTGGCCGACGTCTGGGATGAGCTGGTCGGCAACCTCCAGCGGGCGTGGCTCGCCTTCACGACGGTGATGGGCGGGGCCCTCCGCGCCCTGGGGAAGCTGTTCAGTTCGTTCTGGTCGGCCATCAACATGCAGGCCGTGGCCGACGAATGGCGAGCGACTGTCGACTCGATGCTCGCCGAGAACGATCGCCTCAACGCGGCGGCCGACCAGAGGCGACAGGATCGACA